ATCTTAATTTATATAATGGAAAAAAGCGTTGATTATGCTCTCTCGTCATCTGATTTAAAAAAAATATTTGATGATAAATTAAAAATAATGGTTTATAATCAAATAAAAGAATATGACAATATAGACGAATTATTAAGCCCATATAATAGAGTTTGTATTTTATACAATTGGGAACCAGCCGTAGGACATTGGACGTGTTTATTTAAAGGGAAAAATAATAAAATTTATTTTTTTGATAGTTTCGGAAGCAAACCAGATGGAAAAACTAACATGGGACAAGTTCCAGCAGAACTAAGATATAAAAGAGGAATGGATTATAAATATTTAACAGATTTATTGTTAAATAGCCCCTATGAAATAGATTTTAATGATAAATGTCTCCAAGATTCTAAAAGTTCAACTTGTGGGCGTTATTGTGCGACTAGAATGAGTTTTTGCGATTTATCAACTGACGATTTTAATTCTATGTTTAGCGATGATCTGAAAAATAATGATAAAATTATTTGTTATTTGACAAATAATTAATTTTTTTAGAATATATATTAATGAGTTGTTTTAATAATATATTTTCTTTTAAGCGTCCCGAATTAGTTGAATATATAGAAAGATTAAATTCAAATATTAAACTTAGAGGATTAAATAAATCTGAATTATTGTGTTTAATCATGAAATTAAAAACTATGAGACTACCAGACAATTATATATTAAATGAAAAAGATTTAAGGTGTTTTAATGATTATGGTAAAACTAAGGTTTCGGATCTTAAAGCAGAAATTAAAAAATATGTTCCAAGCATGAAATTTACAGGATTAAAAAAAGCCGACATATTATGTATTTTATTTGATTTATTCACAAAAAAAAAGATGATACCAGAAAAAGAATATATACTTGAGCCGAGAAAAACAGGTAAAAACAAACAGTTTAGCCATGAGGAATGGAGAGCTTTACAGAAAAAAAATTATGACGAAGAAATAAAAAGAATAAACAAAAATATTGAAAGATTAAACCGACAGGGATTTTATTAAAAAACAATAAAAATGAAAGAGGTTAAACTGCGTAGGGATAGTATTATTAAAATTCTTCCTTACGCAAGTCCCCTACGCAAGACCTTTTTTATTTCATATGTAATTATCATGTATATTTTTTATTTTTAAAAATAAAATGAAAAATGCGTATCGTGCGTATGGAAGAAATGCTAAAATGAGTTCCAGCCCTAGAACATACCCCCCCATTCTCAAAAATCCTTTTATAACCCCCATTTTATCAATTCTTCTAACGCAAGATATATAAATATTAAATAATTTTTATGATGTATTTTACATATGAAATTATAAAAACAAAAAATAAATTTATAGTGCGTATAAAAGACCCAGCGTAAGACTAAATTTAAAAAAATCTCAAAATATTATTTTCAAATATAATATTAATAATATAAATGTTTTCAAATTCAGAAAGTATAACTTATTATAATGCTACTTTAACCAATTCAAATCAATTAACATATAATAGTATCCCCGCCGAATTTTCACAAACTTTTGATAATAGTTTAATAGAAGATCCAAAAAATCGAGATGTATGTATAACCCGTTTTTGTATTTCTTCTCAAAGTATCCCATTTTGGGCGTGTCCTATTCAATTAAATCAACCTAACCCAAATTTAACCCCTTATGGTATTCAGCTTTCATATACTTCAATTAATTCAAATTCAACTTCTCTTGATGATTATGAATTTTTATTATGGTCTGATTCAAATGATGTTTTGCCTCCTCTTCCAAGTTATCCCACAGGAAATATAACAAAACAAATCATGACAAATGGTTATTATTTTAGTTATGATAAACAAGAATTTATAAATATGTTTAATGATGCTATGGAAAGGGCTCTAGAAGCTTTAAGAATAAAATTTATTGCTTTATATCCATTAGACACAGACCCACCACCCCTTGGCATTCAATATATAGCAATAGTGGGAAATAAAGATACCATACCAAATGAAAAATTCCCATTTTTAACATGGAATGAAAGCCTTTCAAAATTTCAAATGTCCGTGGATCCTTCAATTTATTCAAATCTAGGTAATTTAAATGTTGGGTTAAAAATTTATTTGAATAATATGTTATTCCCACTTTTACAGTTTCCATTTTCAACAAGTCAATATAACCGCCCCGCAAATATCCCCGATGCTTATGAAATAACAATTCCAAATACTCCATTTAATCGCTTAGCCGTATCAAATAGCGAAGCAAAACAATTGATTGTTTATTCAGATCATAACACATTAGGTTGTTTTTCACCACTTCAACGAATTATTTTTACTTCAAATTTATTAACAACCAAGCCCGAAAACGTTCAACCCGAAACCGATTTTGCAACAACTGCCAACCCATCAAATACAACAAATGTAAACGGACAAAAAATATTGGTTGATTTTGAAGTCGATATGTTTTCAACAAATGAAGTTAATCGAGATTATATTCAATTTAATCAGTCAGTAAATAATTCAAGACAAATAGGGCTTCAATTTAACAGAGGAGAGATTAAACAATTAGATGTAAAGGCTTGGTGGTCTGACTTTAATAATAATTTATACCCTATTGTATTATATGCCGGACAACGATTCGACTTAAAAATCGCATTTGTTCCAAGGTCTTATTTAAAATCTAATTATTAAAAATTCTAGGAAAAATATAAAACTTATAAAAAATTTAAAAATTTTAAAAAAATTTATTATGTATCTTTAATATATATATAATAAATGTCTCAAGCCGTGCCTATGCCTATTAATAAAACTTTAGTCGTTGATCCTTTATGCGATCAGCAAGTAGAAGCCGTATTTGCCGTTGAAAAATCGGCATCAATTCAGAATTTTTATAATATTCAATCAAATAACGTTTCTCCTAACTCAATAACCTATGTTATAAACTGTAATTCTGAAACCACGATTACTGATAGAATTTGGATGAACGATGTCGATGTCGTTTATACAATTACTTTTGCTAATGCCGGTCAATTACCCCCAATAAATGGAGTTTGTCTTCGTCCTTTTGCTCTTGCTAATACTGCCACTTCAATTGTTCTTCAACAGGGCAACGCATCAACCTCAATTCAAAGTTCAGAAATAACAACCGCTCTCCAGAGATACGGATTTTTTGACAAATATTTAAATTATGCCCCATCCAATCCATCTCAAGACATGACCGCACCATACGAAGCCGGACAACCTCCATTCACAGCCTCAACTGCTCTTGTTGGCAATAAATATCAAGAACGGGTGGCAACTTCAAGCCTTCTTGAGGCTTCTTATGATGCTGATAAACCAAATGTTTTAACTGTAAAATATAGAATTCTTGAACCCGTTCTCATTTCTCCTTTATTGTCTAGCTTACACGCTAGACGTGAAGGATTGAGAAGAATTTCACAATATCAACTTCAATATAACTTCGGATCTTGGAACCGTTCAATTGCTATTTGCCCCAATGCTACCGATGGAACTTGGTGTTCTGTTGCTTCTGTTAGTGCGGATGTTAAACGGGCTAATCTTTCATTACTTCAAGCAATCCCCGCTCCTCTCGATGTTGGTCGTAATTTATCCACTCAAATAATGCCATATACTGAGTTAGTTTCTTTTAATACAAGCCCTCTAAATCTCAAATATTCTCTCCCAGAAAAACCTTATGGGGAAGTAGCCCAATTTTCATCCGCTGTTATTCAAGTTTCAAGAATTCCAGAAGGTATTTATATTTTTTGCCGTCCCACTAATGATTTTTATACCAATACTTCCGGCGGAAAATCAAATGGCGTTTTTGCTTCTGATACTTTCGCAACTTATATCACTAGCTCTTTATCCGTTAATTTTAATGGTGTGAATCAATTTCAGAACTGCTCCGATATTTCATTATATAGGTTGTGCCGTCAAAATGGTTGCAATATTCCTTGGCCTCAATGGTCGTCATCTGGAATTAAAAGCTTCGCAAGTAATGGTGATGCTAAAATCGAATTTGATAGTGGCGTAGGTTCTGTAATTTATTTGAAATTATCTAAAGACATAACATTAGATAGCTCACTCGCCCCCTCGTGTAATACTAAAGTGAATTTACAAATTCAATGCTCGTTCGCAAACAACATTTCAGTTCAAGCATTTGACCCATATAAAGGAGAATCAATGCCATTTTCTATGTATACCGTAATCGAATACTCAGGTTGTCAAGAAACATATTCTAGCAATACCGTTGCTACTACAATTGGTGTGCTTTCTACTGATGATGTTTTAACCGCCACCAAACGAAATGAGAGAGTTCATTATTCCTTAATAGACGACGGCGAATTATACGGCGGTGCTTCTTGGTTGGATAAAGCGAAAAAATTCTTAACTGAAGGTAAATTAAGGGACGCTTTAGTAAAATTGAAGTCTTATTTTACTTCACCATTAGCAAAAGAAATATTTAAAACTGGTAAAGAATATTTAAGAGAAAGAGAAGGAGCAGACCAAGGAACCAGCCAAATTGCCGACGCTTTGGAAGAAGTCGGATTGGGTATGTCTGGCGGTAAAAGATTAAGCAAAGCCCAATTAAGAAAAGCTTTACTTCGTTAAAAAAATTATTAAACCGAAATTGAATAATTTTTATAAATTATGAGATCTTAAATGTTTAGCTTTATTTGTTTGAGTGTAATTTTTACCACATTCACAATTAACAATTTTATTTTTCTTTTCTTTTATACTTACAATATTATCTTGATAATATTGTTTTCTTGTTCTAGTTGGCAAATTTTTATTTATAATATTACTAATATTTTTATCAATATGTTCTCTTTCTTTTTTTAAAAGTTCATCTTTAGTATTGCAATTTATATTTTCTAATAATATAATTTTAACTTCACCACATTTCATAATTTCGAAACTTGAATAATATTTTTCATTATTGTTTAAATCCCATTTTCTAAATCTTGAATTATGATCCGCCATCCTTTGACATAAATATTTTTTACAAGTTGAACCAATATATATTTTTTCACTATTAGGAGAAACCAATTTATAAATTTTTCCAAAATTATATTTACTCATATTAATATAAACTAGAATATTTTTTTTATTTTTTTTTATTTTTTACGCATTTTTAAAATCTCAACATTATTTTTTTTCGTCTTCTTCTCTTGCCGAATCCCCAATCTTCATCAACGAAATCTTCGTTCTTGGTTTCAGTTTGTTTGCTTAAAGCTTGAAATTTTTTATTTGCTTTTAATAAATCATTCATGGTTAATGGTTTTTCTTTTATTGGTTTTTGTTTAACTGGTTTCGGTTTTGATAAACTAGGTTTTGTTTTTAATTCTTCTAAAAATGAACCTATTTCTCTTTTTGGTTCTTTTTTAACTGGTTTTAATGATTTCCCTTCTCTTATAGCTTTTAATAAATCATCGGTTTGATTTGTTTTCGCTTCTGGTTTAGATTGTTCTAAAATTATTGAACCTTTAGGGGGTTTTTCAACAACTGAAGGCAAAGGAGGAGCAGGAGGAACAAACGAAGGAGGCAAAGGCGGAGCAGGAGGAACAAACGAAGGAGGCAAAGGCGGAGCAGGTGGAACATTTGAAGGAGATGAAGCAGGAGCAAGAGGAACACCAGAAAAAGAAGGCAAAATATTTGTTTCAACTGGAGCAGGTGGAGAAACGGTGAAACTTGGTGTTTCAATTTTATTTTCGGTTTCTTCTCTAGCTTTTTTTATAGCATCATCCATTAAATCTTGACTTTGTTTTACTTCTTTTTGAACTTTTTCGACCGCTTGTTTAATATCTGATTTTTTTTTAACTTGTCTATTGCCAAATACTAACCAATCAAAAAAATCTTGTTCCTCTTCAAGTGGTTTATTTACAAATTTATTAATTTTCCCTAACTCTTTCAGGAGCCATGACATATTATTATTATAATAATATAAGAAAATTTAATTTATAATATTAATATAATGTCTATAATTTCTAAAAAAAGCGGTGAGAGTTATTTATATTTTAAAACCACATCAGCCCAAAAATTCAGCGTTATTGATTCTGCTTCAAATGAATTATATGAATTGCCAAGCGTTGCACCAGATGAAGACGGCCAAGTAATCGCATTTAATACTGATGGAAGTTCTGAATTTGTGGCGAATGGAGGGGGTAGCAATCCTAATGCCTTATTAGCGGATCAGCCTTTAGTAATTCCCGAAACTGGTTCAGTCATTATTTCAGATGGTATTACATCAACTGGAACAAATGCCAGTAATGGTTTAAAAATAACTGATATTGTGAATGTTGATTTACCTTTAAATTGTAATAATACAGGAAATTTTAATAGTGGTATAAACATCCAATCATCAACATCATATCCAGTAGCAATGTTTATGGATGAAACAAATGATTTCAAAATAAATAACACCCAACATTCAAAAACAAGTTTTACAAATTCAACTGAATATAATTTTTTAAATGGTGATGTTAAAATTAAAGATGGCAAACAATTATTTTTTTACAATAATTTTGATGGAGACGCTATTAGTCTTCGCAAGGATGATGTATTAAATGGGGATTTTGTTATTGGAAATAAAACAGGGTCAAAAGATAGATTTCAAGGAGCCTCTGAATATAATTTTGACAGCAATATTGTTATTGGAGATGATACAACAAATTATACACTTTATATTAATGATGTTGATATAAATTCACAAATAAACACATTAAATCAGAATGTTTTAGACTTACAAAAAGAGGACGGATTATTACAAACACAAATAACAGATTTAGGAGCTTTAGTAAATACAAATACAAGTTCTATTAATGATTTAGGAGCTTTAGTAAATACAAATACAAGTTCTATTAATGATTTAGGAGCTTTAGTAAATACAAACACGGCAAACATTAGCACAAACACTGCGAACATCAGCACAAATACAAACAATATAACACAATTACAAACACAAACAACCTCATTAAATACATATGCTAATTCAGCAATGTTAAGAGCTATGAACTGCAACAACTGGTCGCCTACAACAGTTTATAATATTGTATGGAACAATTTATCAGCACAGGAAAAATTAGAATGGAAAGGGTTAGATCCTTCAACAATAGACCCAATACAATCAGCAACGGGCAATTATTGGAATTTTACAAAAACTGTTGTTAATACAAATAAAATAGGATGGTATATACCCATTGATTTAAGTGGTTTAACTTTTCAAGATTTAGAAAGTTTTTGGTGTGTTATTCGTTTTAATTCATTAACAAATATATCAAGTGAAGGAAGTTTATATTTTCAAATAACAACATCACCAGCGACCGCACCAAATACATTCAGAACACGAATAAATTATTCAAATCCGGCAACACCAATGAACCAAATAGGATATTTTTATAAAATTTATGCTATCGATACGATAACAACAACAACCACCACAAATTTAGGCAAAGGTCAAGAAATAGGACAACAAAAATTTAAATTAAATCCTATGAATGTTAGGAGTGATTTATGGAGTATAGGATTTAATAAGTTAGTAGCATCACCAACGGGCGACACGTCAGCAGGTTTTACATCCGCACCAATTCAAAGCATATCATTACAAACAGCATCAAATATTAACACATTTAATTTTGATGTTGTGAGTA